TGGTTTAGCCGCTTTTTAAACGCAAGGTGCAGCATATTTTCCGCAGGCACTGATTTAACTCGCCCGTAAGTGCGGTTATTTTCCTGTGGATTATCCATGTAAACCCGATAAGACACAGGACGACGCCATGCGTCAAGTTCAATACCTTGAATTAAATTTGCCGTATCAAGGGTATTCAACGGCACAAAATCGGGTTCAAGGGCTTCAAGGCTAAAGGCAATATCCGTACTATGTTTTAGCCCTGCCACGGTGCCGCGCACCAGCTGAATAAACACTTCACCGTCGCGTAACCACGTGCGCAAAAGCATTCGCTCAAGTTCTGGTCGAGTAAATTGTCCAGTGACCTCTGGACGCACAGACCATTCCGCCCATTTTTTGCGGATTTGCTCTGCCAGATCCTCATCAACATCACCACTTAAATTAAGTGGCTGTGGCTCAATATGAATTCCTCTAGAGCCGATAACACGTTCTTCCAGCTTATCCAAAATTCCGATCACGATATCGTGATTTTGGTCTAACGCTCGAGCCTGTTCTCGCAAACTTACCGCACTTTGTTTGGTCGATACGTTCGCGCCTTGGCTTTCGCGTTTTGCTTTATGCGTACGGTTTGGCATAGCCGCCTCATACGCATTCATGACATAACGGTTTTTCGCTCGCTGTGCGCCCCATTTAGGCGAGATTGCGGCAATTGTTTTATCTAATATTCCCATTGTTTAAAATCTCGCATATTTGATTCTGTGGCGTTTAACGCGCTGTCTTGTTTCCGCCAATAACTCATTAAGCATTTGTTGATAGCGGTCACGTTGTTTTGTCCATTCGGACACTTGGTAAGATACCGATCGCCCATTAAAGCTAACTTGGCTTTGGGCGTTTTCGATTTTTTCATCAAGCGCTCGGATTTTTTCTTCGAGTTCGTCTCTGTCGTAGATAACCATTTTTGCCCCAATAAAAAACCGCACTTTTTACGGTGCGGTTAGTTAAGTAGTGGTAATTCGATTTGCAATTTGTCTTCAAAGATTTTTAGCGTTGCTTCAAGTAACGGTTTTTTACCCTTCCAGTCATTCAACGCCTTACCACAAACGCTTGCTAATTGTTTTTCAGCTTTATGCTCGCCTAATGCCTGGTAATATTGCTCAAGCAATGTCATATTGCCAGATAACAATTGATCTTGCATAAAATTAAATGCTTTGATGTAAGAGATCTTAATTGCCATTGCTTTTTTGGTTTTATATCCCATAACCAACAACATAAAACCGTCTTTTGTCATCTCAAACATTGGGCGCTTTTCGCCTTTTTTATCGATATATTCAACCAATCCAAAATTGGATCGGTTAAATTCATCATCGCCAGACTCTAAAATCTCGCGGATATCACGCATTACGTGAGCGTGTAACTTACCAAAAACTCTAGCAACTGTTTCGGATGTGGTAATTGTTTTTGAGTCTTTATTTTGTACAAATTGTTTAAAGTTTTCAGGGTTTGCTAATTGCATTTATAACCTCCAAATTCAGATAATAAAAACCCCGACCGTTTCCGATCGGGGCTTGAGTTATTACCGCAACATTCCCACCTTTTTACAGGCTCGAAACCTATCGATTTAAGGCTGTTTGGGAGTTAAAGCCAACCGCTTTTTTTGCCACCACCACCGTTTAGCCAATTACTTTTTGTTTTGGGTTTCGGTTGCGGTTTTACTTGTTCAATTTCTACCGCACTTTCGGTTTCTTCTTCCAGTGCAGTTGTCTCTTTTCTGATTACATCAGGATTTAATCCAGGTAGTTTTGCCCAGTATGGGACATTGTCCTCATCACCCCACTTAATGCGCTCATAACCGCGCAAAATAGCGATTGCATGGGCGTAGCAAAATAAGTCAAAAGCCTCATTGTTGCCTTTACCAGGCTTGCGCCACTTGCCGTCTTGTCCTCGCTCCTCGTAAGTCAACTCATCAAAAAACCACTCACCAAGCCATGCCGGGAAATGGATATAGTTAGCGCCGATAGTCTCACGACTTAATGCGTTACTAATGCGATCTTTGAGTTGATCTGTTTGGAGTAAATACAACGGCACATCACCGCGCGCTTTGGCGTGTCGGTCTGAGCGAGAGGTATTGTCAGGATAAGTACGAGTAATCAGTTTTTGACGTTTGGCACTATCACCTTTGACGAGATAGACTCGTTTAGATAATCCATCGCGCTTACATCTACGCCAAAACTTATAAGCGTTATCTGTTACACCGTCCTCACCGCCACTATCCACAGCCATAGCGAGGATTGGCATAAACCCACCGTCTAATCCCTCAATGCGATACTGCTTATTGAGTACATCACTAATGAGTAAATCCCAGTCCTCAGGGTAGGCGGACGGATCAATTGGTAGGCTTTCCCCCTCTGAATTGCTCCGCATTGATGATTTAATGTTGTATCTATCAATGAGCCACCGTTCGCTATTTTCACCATAGCCCACAATTTGGACGACAAAACGGCGATTCCGCCCACCCTGTACATCAACTGCAGCCAATAAAAAACGGCACCCATAAGGCACCGTTCTTTTTTCGATTTCTTCGCGTCGCTCCATTAATTCGTCGGAGCGGCGTTGCTCAAGTGCTGAGCGTGGTAAATAAGGTAATCCCCAGTCTGTATTTGTTACCGCTTTTAGAGTTTCCTCACTACCTGTCATTTCAAATTCATTTTCAGCGGTGAGTAATTTATAGGTTAATTGTGCCCATGTTTGATAAGCAGCTGCAGGACCCTCTAGCCAAAATGATGCAATACGAGAGTTTCTTCCCTCGCCATGGATTACACCACCTTTATCTATCGTTTGCCCCTCTTTTAACCACTTGCCACCGATGTTCAATGCGCGCTTTCTGTCAGGCTCAATCAGGGTTTGACAGTGTGGGCATTGCAGACGGGCTTTTTCCGATGCTTTGACATAATCGGTATCATCACGATACCCGACCATGTTAGCCATTGATGGCTCAAACCAATCAGAGCAATGTGGACATTGCCAATAAAATCTACGTCTATCACCGCGATTATATAGAGATAAAATCCCAGTCGTTGGCGGCGCCTCGTGAGTAGTTTTTGGATGATGTTTTAGATCGACAATATCCTTGCCTGGCGAACTCTCTACAAGTGTCATACCCGCACTCATAAATGTAGTCGTCCGTTTTGATGCTAAACTAAATCCATCACCCTCACCGTCCACATCATCTGGCCAGCGGTCATAATCAGTTAATGCAACGTATTTGTAGTCAGACGATGACAATACATTAATTGACGGCCAACCGATTTTTAACAGGTTACCCGCCCTAAAATATTTATCGTGGACATTGTTATCGTTTTTACGCGGGCTTAATCTTTTTGCAATCTCAGGCGAGCATCTAAAAGTGCGGTCTAAACGTTTACGGCTATGTTCGCTGGCTTTTTCCTGGGTAAGTTGCACCAAAAGAAAATCAGACGGATCACATATGATTGAATAAGTAATCCAGCCATCAATTAGACCAACCGTTTTACCTGTTCGGGCTGGCCCAACAAAAATAACTGCATCATATTCGCGAGAGTTAAGACAGTCCATCGGCTCTAAAATATATGCTGCAGTGTCTTTATCCCATTTAACAGAGTTTCCGCCACCAACAGGCACACGCATATACTCTGCGACTGCTTCTGACACCTTCATTCGACGTGGAGGCTTAAGCAGATTTGCAATGTCTCGTCTAATGTCTTTAGCTGATGCAAACATTACTACTCCTCTGACTTATCATCGCCAGCCTGTATGTGCGATGACATTTGCGACTTAACGTCATCAATTACTTGTATTACACGGGTTAATTGTGATGGTGTTAATCCACAGTCACGCTCTAAAATATCTGGCAAAGTATCAAGTGACTGCACTACTGCTTTAGCCAAAAAACTCATCTCTTGAGCAACTTCAAAAGCGGGTACTAGCTCTCCAGTATCGCGCTCATATTTGAGTCTTTCGTTTTCAGCCTGCCAAAATGCCCGTCTCTCAACGGGTGACAAACTATCAACATCTGCCGTCATTTTTTCGGCAAGCCCGATTTTGATTAAATCGGATATTGCGTATAACTTTAATTTTGAGTTACTACCGATAGCAGGAGTAAGTCCTGCGACCCGTTGTGATACGGTTTGTCGATGCATTCCGACTAGTTCGGCGATCTGATTTATATTGAGTTTTAAATCGAATAAATTATCCATACCGAGGCCGTAAAAATGCCTAAAAAGTAAAAAAGATGATGATGCCTAAGATGTCAAAAAACTGTCGAAAACCGCGCGCCCGAAACCCCGTGGAAATGGGTACCCCCTCAGGAGTACCTTTTAATCTTTAAAATCAAGCCTTTAAAATAAAAAAGACCGCACTTTATTTGGCGGTCTTAGTTTGATTAATCCACTTGTTGATGTTTGTGATTTGACTAGCACACATATCACGTTCGCCCTGCACTATGATTAAATGCTCTACCGCCTCACCGTATGTGCTGCCGGTAAATGGCGTTTTAACACAAGGCGTTAGAAATGCTTGAGGCGGATAGATGTATTCCGTCTTTGTTGTTACCTTATTAGTGCAACCGCTCAATAGCATCGTCATAGATGCGAGTGTTATAACAAGGCTGTGATTTAATAATCTTTCTGACAATTTGTACTTTGTCTTGTGTTGTTTGTTTGATTTCATCATTGATTACTCTCTGTTGCTCTACTGCTTGGCGCTCTGTCTCAATCGTATCTTTTAGCGATTGATTGACTTGCTCTTGGCTTTTAATGGTTTGGGCTTGCGCTTGGTTCTCGGCCTTTAAGCTACTTATCTTCTGAGACTGGTACCAAGTCCAACCACACAAGCCCAAAATCAAGCAAAGTGCGGTTAGCTTTAAGACTGTTTCAAATCGGCTAAACATAATGCTTTCTCTTTTTCTCTACGAGAGACTAATCCAGGTAATATCTTTCCACCTGCATATACCCATTTAGGATATTCGTGGCAGGCTTGGTGATAGTTTCCCGAACGTAACTGTTTGAATAAAGTTGAGTTGCGAACAGCGCCACAACCTGCATTAAAGGTAATCGAAACTGCAGAATCAAAAACAGATTGAGGTAATGCTCGACCATTGCCATAATTCAACACACATTTCTCAGCAACTTGAATGTCGTTTTTCCAACGCTCCGCAATTTCTAAATCTGTGTATCTGTGCTTTGGATCGACAGGTTGACCGCTATATGCTGTTGAGCCAATACCAACAGTTAAAACATCGGCTGGGCATTTGTAAGGGTCTCGTCTGCAACCCTCTGCGTTGCCAATAATCTCTGCACCTTTAGGGCTAAGGATAAGCTCCTCACCAAACTGCGCATACATCAACGTGATAATGCTCGATACTGCACAGATTGCTCCTGTTGCACTAAGCGTAGTTCTAGTCCTCGTCAATTTCATCAGGTAGCCCTCGTTTTAAACGTTCCATGCGCACCTTATGTATTTCTTCCTTGCGCTCATTTTCTCTTTTCATCATTCGCCCTTCGGCACATTTTGAATAGACATTAACAAGTGCGGTCAAAATACCAATAGCCAAACTAAGCAACATAAGGTTATTCTGATCACCTAACCAAGCCAGCACACCAGAAAACCCTGACCACACATAAGTTTGATTTCCAGGGTCTTTAAACATTTTCATACTCCACCCCGTTTTCGAGGTATAAAAAAGCCCACGCATTAACGTGAACTTGTGATATGGCAAAGGCGCAAGGATTCGAACCTCAATTAGCGGTTTTGGAGACCGCTGTCTTACCATTAGACTACGCCCTTATTGATACCCTAGTCGTATTAACAACTAGAGGTTATTTAACAAAATAAGCTACCGCAAAAATAATTGCGCTTATACCCCAACAAGTAGTAATAATGAGTGCGGCATTAGCTAATTTATTTCCAACTTTATCTGCTGCTTTTTCTGACATTTTCCCACCTACCTTAACTTGATGTTTTGGTGTATACTTAATCATAAATTCGTTCCTTTAAATCGAACTTAACAGGAATGAAAAAAGCCGAAGTGTTCCCGCACCTCGGCTTTTCTTTTGCATACAAAAAAGCCCAGACCGGTTCCGATCGGGGCTGTAAAATTCTTTTGTGCGTTTGCTATGCGCTAAAACCGCAACTTATACTTTATACTACTATTTCACTTGCAAGTTGTCAACAAAATAATTCAAAAAAATAAATTAAAAATTTTTTAATTTTTTTGAAAAAAGATATTGACACAATTATTTTTGAGCCTTATAATAGGCTCATCTAAACAAGAGATGGCTATGGAGCCGCTAACTAATAAGCCTAAAGGAGGCGATTATGAAAAACTTAAATCAACAACTAAACCACCTAACCCCATCGGCAGATTGGATTACAACTAAATTGCAAGATGCGTATGATAACTTAAACCAACAATTAAACATTGTGGTTGATGATAAAAGCGGTTTTTTTGCAATCGCAATCGCATACCAAGAAGCTTGTAAGCAACAACCAGAAGTTGCTGAAAAAATGCAACGTATAGCAAACCTAATCACAAAACGCTCCGACCAAATTGAAAGAAAACGCAAAGCATTATTAGATAGCTTAAGCATCGATGAATTAGAGCAGCTAATCATTTCATAACTTATAACACCCCGCCAATCGGCGGGGATTATTGGAGAATCCCATGAACTACAAAGAAATTATGTACACAGTCGGCGAATTGGTGAGATGTATCTACGGCTCTGATGTGCCAGCTAACGTACAAAACACTATCATTAGATTCCCAGCTAAAGGCGTTGGCTTAATGAGCCAGCGTGGGGATATCATCAACGCACCAGACCAAGATGAGGTTATGCGCTTAATGGATAAAATCCCTAGCGACTTAGTTGACCCAAAAGACAAAATGGAATTTGAGGCACAAGGTGCTTTTTGGTTAGGTTACTATCATTACGCCAAGATAACAGATGATGTGGCAAACTATGGTGCTAACGAGTTAGCTGTAGTAGGCAATGCTCTATATGGCGATCAATGGCAAACTGCT